CAGACAAGAAACTTCCATATCCTGTTGTATAGCCACTTATCAATTTTTTAGTTTCTCCAATAACGTCTCTAATATCTTTAGTTCTACTGGTTAACTCATTCAAAGCCTCTGCTTGAGAAACCTGCGCCTCTTGGGATTGAGGGGTTTGGATAGTGCTAACACCACCCGCAGTTCCAGTTGTTTGAGGAATTTTCAAATATTTAGCAACATTAGGGGCGGCTAAACCAATGTTCAATGGATCAATTGTGGTTAGTTCACCAGTATTCGCATCACGGAATACCTTTGGCTTCAGTTCTTGAGCAACTTGATAACGCAAGGCACTTTCTTGTGGTGCTGTTAATGCTCTGCCTTCTTGTATCGCTACATCTGCTTCAGAAATCAATTTACGATTGCGTTCAGATGATGTATTTGCTATTTGATACTCATTGGCTTTCTTAGCCTGTGCTTCACGCAAACCAATAGTTGCCTGTGATTCAGCCCGTTTTTGGGCTAACTCAGCCAAACCATAAGCACCTTGCATATCACCGATTTGAGCAAGTCTTCCAGATGCCGCTTGTAGTGCGTCTGAATCGTTTAAATCAATACCTTGAATTACAGCATTTCGTGCGCTTATCAGTTTTAACTGTGGGTCTTGTACGCCCATAACTCCACTAATACCACGACCTAGTTGTGTTGCACCCGCATAAACATTGGCACGACCAAAAGCATCTGGAGCCAATTGCCCCATTTGTACGCCTTGTTGCAATATGTCTTCACCAACTTTTTGTTGGTACATCTCAGGAGTAATACCAAACAATCCACCTACAATATCTTGTGCCATGATTGCTCCTTAAAAGTTTGCGTAGCCAAGTGGCACATAACCGCTACCATATACATCCAATGTTGGGTTTTGCATACCAGCACTTGTTATGCCTCCACCTGCGCCACCAGTATTAACCAATGGTGATGTTAGATAAGTACCTAATGCGTTACCCAATAAAGAATTGGGGTTGCCCAAACCACTCAAACCATAGGCCAATGGATTAGCGGTAGCCCCTGCGGATGTACCTAAAGCACCACCATAGATAGAACCTCTTAACCCTATCTCTCCAGCCCTTGCACCAGCCGCAGATGATTGACCTGCAAGACCTTGGCTTAAAGAGAAAGGCTGTTGGGCAAGTTGCTCTAGTTGACCAGCCTGACCAAACAAGCCTGTACCAAAGGTAACTTGTTGCTGACCAGCCTGTTGTGCTTGTGCCGCCAACTGAGCATCTTGTTGTGCCAAAGCGTTGTAATAGGCTTCTAACTCAGGATTAGAACCCATCAAACCTTGTGCGCCACTTGGACGCAAACCAGTAGAACCTACTGACAAACCACCACGACCTGTTTGGAACTGTTGGTTTCTAATGTTTGCCAACTGTCTTTGCCGACTAGGATCAAGCAAGTCATATTGCTTAGACATATATTGTTGAGCAACTTCTTCAGGAGTCTGCGCTAAGTAACTAGCACCTAAACCCATAAGTCTATTTTGGGCAGAGGTGATCTCAGGTGCGGCTGTATATCCTGCGCTTATCAACTGACCAGTAGTAGGATCAACTTGAAAGTTAGATGTACCAAAACGGGTAGTTGTGCCAACGGGTCTGAATTGTGCGCCAGCAACGCCTTGTCCTGCCGCTTGCTGTATGTTTCTTTGTGCTTGAAGTGCCGCATCCCTAGACTGTTGCATTTGCAACAAGCCACCAGCAGTTTGCAACCCACCTTGAACAACGCCCTTTTGACCTAAGAAGTTCAACGCTCCCTGAGCCGCAGTACCGCCAGCCGCCAATGCTCGTTTAATTAAGGCTTGTGTAGCCGAATCCAAAGAACTATTGCCACCATAGGTTTGCATAGTGGCATCTATTTGCGCTGGGGTCATTGGTGTTGAACCAAATCCAGTTGTCGGGTTTTCTGTACCTAAACCGCCATAGCCGTAGAAACTATTTTGTAGAGCGTTAGGATCACCATAAAGTCCACTAACAGCCTCTCCAGTATCGAAAGGTGGATTTGCAGTGTATCCAGTAACAATATCCATATAATCATCTGCCATATTATTTGCTCCCGTTGTTCCTTGCCCAATATTTAATTCAGGCACATAATCTTGTGTTGCAGTTGTTCCACTTGTTCCACCAGAACTTAATAAACCAGATGGTGTTACTTGGCTTATTGCCGCATTTGTTACGCTACCTGCTAGTGCTTGATCTAAAGGCTTTCCACTAAGTAATCCTGATGCAGTTCCGCCAGCAACATTGCCACCAAAAGTAGAACCTGTTTCAGCACCGACTGCACCACCAATTTCTGTTCCTGCATAACTAATTGCCGCTTGCTTTAATACTTCTTCAGGAGATTTTCCTTGTGCTATTGCAGAACCACCTTTTATATAAGGTATTAGTTCTGGTTGCCCTGAAGCAATAGCCGCCGCAATAGCCGCAGTCTCTAGCGGGTTATCTAATGCCGCTTGAATAGTTTGCTCAGCCGCCTTTACAACTGGCTGTACTACTTGTTCAATAACAGGATTAACTATTTGTTCTGTGACTGGTTCAACCACAGGATTAAATACTGCCCCAATAAATCCACCACAACATCCCATGTTATATCTCCATTGACATTAAGTAAGGGTCAACTTTTCGTTTTTCATCTTTCTTAAAACTAACGGAAATTGCTCCTGCGGTTTTTGCTAGTCTTTCTGCTGTGGTTGTATTATCAACATACATCTGCAATAAACGAATATTTGCTTTTTTCATGGTAGCAAAGAATTCTTTAATTGCTTTTATGTAACCCATTGCATTGCCACCATTGACAATGTAAAACAATGCACTATTGCCAGAAACCTTATAAATAAACATACAGTCGCCAGAACGAACAGCAAATGCGTGTTTTTGCTTTAATGTGCCATTTATTTCGGCAATCATTTGCTCTTTTGTCGTATCAAGATTGTTATTCTTGATATGGTTTGCAACAATTTGTTCTGGAGTCATTACACAGTTCCATTCGCAATGATGTTGCCAAGCACAGTCAAATTACCAGAGGCATCAATCTTTGCCACAGGCGTTGCTACATTGTAGATATACAAGACATTTGATGCTTCAACAAACGAGAAGTTCGTAAATGTTCCATCTGCCTTGGAAGCAATAGCAGTTTGGATATTAGTAAACTCTGTGTCGATCTCAGTACCCTTGACAACCTTGGAAGCATTGCCTGACGCAAGCGCATCTTTAGCCGCAAAGTTGGTGGTTTTTGTGTAATTAGCCATATTTATTCCTTACCCAAGTTTTCCGTTTTTAGCCTGAATCTCAATCTTTTGGATGCTGATAGCAGAACCATTGATCTGCACTTCATACGCTGTTTGCACAACTTTTCCATAGCCAGATGCTTGACCGATCAAGGTAGAGATTTGTATACCTTGTGAGTAGTACGCCACAGGAACACCATTTGCACCATATTCTGCAACGCCATACTCAGCGATTGTTGATATTGGAATCTGCGCCTGAGTAGAATAGTATTGACCAGAAAAGTCAAATGACCATTTAATTGTTAACTGTTGATTAGTTCCACCAATAACCACCACAGAGATTTTCTTCAGAATTGATGTGACATTCTGATCGCCAAGGTCAGCATAGTTGGTGTAATACTGCAAACGATAGGTAGAGGCATGGTCAAGATATGTCTCATACTTGCCAACATACCCATTCTTGCCAATCAGTAAATCACCATTTCTGCGAGACAAAAGAGCAGTTGGCTCAATAGAGTCCCAAGTTGTTACCCTAGCAGAACCATCCTGTAACTGAGCCTTTGTATCAAATACATAGACTTGTTTGGCAATAGGAAGGGTCAAGAGATAGAAAGCATTGACTTCTGAATAGACTGCCTTAACGTTTGCCAATGTTTCAGACGCTACATAGGTCATCAAGTCATTACGCACATTCTTAGACAAATCACGCAATGGGGCAGACTTTTCTTGGATAGTACGCAATAAACTACGCACACCTGAGTTAGACAAGAAAACAATGTCTGAACCAGTAGAAACTATGGAATCCCTTGATAAACAACCAATGTTTCCTATGGTGTCAGCCAATGACATTGTGGAAGGGGTTGTTGCACCTGAGTAAACTAATATCTGACGCTTACCAAAGATAACTAAGAAGTTATTGTGTGCGCCCAATCCCATGATTTGATCTGCACCATTAGCCCAAACCCTAGAAACATCAAGAGTTCCAGATGTTCCCGCAGTCCAGTTATGCCCTGCCAACAAGTCAGAAAAACTAATCGTTACATTGTCTGCCGTAGTATCAGCCACCCACAAGCGACCAAATGCAGAAATAACAATGTTTCCCAAAGGAACTGTGCCTGTATAGCCCGTCTTCTCAGACACACGCCTATAAGTAGTAGTACTTACCGCAGGGTCATAGATCAAAGGATCAAAGCCAGACTGGAAGAAGTAGGTAATGCCATTTAAAGATGCACATTGCCAATTGCTTGCAGTAATAGTTGGGGCAGTACCACCACCACCATAGGTCAACTCTACAACAGCGTTAGAGCCATCTAACTTGAATAACTTGTTGTTACCAGCAAACAATACAGTTATTGTTCCATCAAGTTGCACTAATTCATGGATGACTTTTACATCGTTTGCACCTAAGTTGCCAGAGGATGAATTAACCCTTGAGAAACCTTTTCGTGCGCCAATACGTCCATATTGGTCAATGACGCAATTGGTG